GTTGAATCTAGCCATTCTTGATGTATTCCTTCCCATCTTCTGGGTCAATATATCTAGCGCCTACAGGCAGTGCTTCAAACTCAGCATCAGTAGTGGGAGTAGGTAGTCCAGACTTATCCTTGCCAGAGTGTTTAACTTCGATACCACCTTGGTCTAGGGCAGTCTTGATAGTATCCCGACCTGACTGTGTGAGCTTACCGTTTTTGATATAGGAAGGTAGTTCACCTACTAGTATTCCGTTAGCATAGGCTGCGGCTACGAGGTCAATATCAGCTTGGTCAGGGTTAGTGATATACCCCCTTAATCCAGCGTCTAGTAATTCCTTAGCGGCTTCTGTGTGCCATTTCTCAGCAACCTTAGCAGTTGCACCCGGTCGTAGTGACTGAGTATATCTAGCGTCACTCCGAGACTTGAGTTGGCTATTGATAACAGCGAAGGACTGCATACCTTTGCCCTTCTCCTTGTACTCCTCGTAGGTCATGCCTGTTTCACCGAAGGCTTTGAATTCCTCCTCAGACATTTCAGCATTCATATTAATAGATGCCAACTTAGTATGGCGGTCAATAGCAGCACTACGGCTTTTGTCAAAAGCGTTCTTCCAAACATCAGATTTACCAGCCTTGATCTTCTTGATCTGTTCAGGAGTGGCATTGATTGGTAAAGAACCACCTTGGGCTGTACCTGCATCTGCCTGAACCAGACGCTCTGCTGTCTTAGCGTTAATGTCCATCTGACGTTTACGAGCTTCAATAGCCTCTCGTGTGTTCTGCATCTGCAATTCTTGAGCATCACGAGCAGTCTGAGCATCAGCTTCCTTCTGCATAGCTGCCTGAACAGACGGGTTCTGCATCAGGGTCTCTTTACGAGCTGTCAGAGCTGCACGAGCCTCTTCCGGCAGTGCTGGGTCAGCCAGTGCGTTATTGATGTCACGGACCCCCTTGAGCGCTCCCTGATTAGCGATGTTGTTGTACTCCCCATCCATCTGGGAAGCACGTTGGACACCTTGAAGGTCACCTGCTGTAATAGCCGCTTGGCGCATATCCTCTGCTGCCTTGCGAGCACCGTTAGCGTCACCCTGTTGCTTGGCTAGCTCGTAGCGCTTCATAGGGTCAGCGTAGGCTGCTGCTTGAGCCTGAGCCGCTGTCTTGGCTGCTTCCTTCTCTGCTGCTATACGAGCCTCTTCGCGAGCCTCTGCTTGTGCCTGAAGCATAGGGTCGAACATAGACCTGCCTACGTTACCGCCAATGCTACCCAGAGATGCATTCATAGAACTGAGCATTCCACTCAAATCTGCTGCTGAACCTGCCATATTAGCTACCCCCTTTGAACATTTCACCCAGCCACTTGTCAAACAGGCCACCTACTTGACCAGCGGGACTGCTTGCACCAGCACCTGCTAAGGCACCGAACATATTACCGTACAGTTCAGAGCTGCTCTTGAGGGCGTTGATACCTGTCTGAGCACCACCAAGGCCTAGCTGAGCTGCCATGTTAGCGCCGCTGATCTGGCCTGTCTGAGCCATGTTAGCGTTAGTAGCACCCATCTGCATAGCTTGCAGTTGATTCTGGATACCTTGAAAACCTTGACCGTAGAGATTACCTGCTGTACCTGCGTAAGCGTTAGCCAGTTGTCCCTGATTCATCATTTCCTGCTGGCTCTGGCCCATAGCACCAAGCATAGCCTGATTACGAGCCTCTGCTTCTGCACGAGACTGAGCGAACTGCTCACCTGAGCCACCGTACTGAGAGCCTTGTATACCACCACGGCCTTGTGCATAGGCACGAGCTTCCATAGCACTACGGCTACGGTCAAGACCCGGCTGTTGAGCAGCCATCATACGCCCGTAAATCTCTTGCTCACGAGCTGAGTTATCTTGTAGGGAGGCTACTCGCATCTTCTGAGCAGCGTTCTGGAAGCCCTGATGACCGAGGTTCTGGTGTCCTACGCCTACGTCTACGGAGCCATCAGCCCCTACAGTAGAGTTCCCTAGCCCTGTTTTAACAGAGTAAGGGTTGAACTGCATAGCGTCATTGACGCCACCAGCCATGCCAGTGAACTGACCTGTAGAAAGGTCATAACCTCCGAGCTGATCTTGGATTTCTTGTCCCTTGTCAGCAATGTCTCCAGCGAACTTGACGCCTGCCGCAGCAGTAAGACCTGCCGGTAAAAAGGTTTCAAATAGTCCAGCCATTAATTCAATCTCCCGATTAGAGTTTGTACATTGATTTCTTGAAGACTGAGACCGTTACCTTGGATAACTACTTCCAGTCCGATGATTACTGCCTCACCAGCTCCGCTAGTGTTGACCCTGTATCGTTTAAGGGTCTTATCTGATTCACCAAAGAGAGCTACTGTGTACTCTTCTCCCTGATTGAAGTAACTAGGCTGAATAGCATCAAGGACGAATCGCTTAGTCTTGTAGTTACTTAAAGTATCGTAACCCCACTTGGCGAACCCTTCAGCGGGTGTGAACTCTGAGATGATAGTGTAGTCAATCTGCTTTAGGAACTTACTCCTAGCTGGTTCACCGAATGTAAGCTGACTGGAATAGTACCTGAACTGATAAGGCATACCGCCTGCTGTAGAGAAACCGCTATAACGAGTTATACCAAGGTTATCCTTACCGGCGAAGATCAGTGAAGGGTCCAGAGGTCCACCTTCGATGGATTCCATGTCATTAAAGAAGCAGTCAGTCCATCTAGTGACCTTAGCTGCGCCTTGACGGGCATAAGCCTTCATATCAAGGACGTAGCAAAGACGGTCATCAGAGAACAGGGCTAGTACTAGGTTGTCAGTCGAATCATATTCTAGCTTTATAGTTCTAGGGTCAGGCTGAGTACGTATAGCGTTAGAGATATCTTTACGTACCATAGAAGTCAGGTCAGCCATGGGTGAGCTTCTCTCCTGAATAGTACGGCCTAGACTAAGTACGCCTGTGTCATCAATAAATAGAACGTCACTACCGATATTGGTAACTGCATCCCTGTTGACTACACCCATATTAGTAATAGTGTCTTCTAGTACGAAACCAGATGCAGGGTCAGCAGGGTCGCCATAGCCAGCGTTGTAAATAAGAATAGCATTACGTCCGAAGACAATAAGACGGTTATTGTGAGACGCTAAGGCTTGTATAGAGTCCCGGCCATTAGGCCAGTTCTCTAGTACGTTTAGCTTGCCTGCTGTAGAGAGAGGGTCTATACCGTCTACTGTAAAGCTAGATGCTCCTATCAGAAGGTCTGAGTAATAGACAGTATTGTCGTCACCTTCATGGCCAAAGCCCCAGATACGACCAAAGGCAGCTATGCCCCCGGTAAAAGTAGGGGCTACTTGAGGGCCAGAAGTTGTGTCCTGAATGCCTATGTAACCTACTTGATCTGAAATAAGCTCAACCGGGTCTGTACCGTCCCAGATCATAACCTCATTACCTTCAGAGAAGATATAGAAGCGGTCATCAGTAGTTACGATCTGAGCGTACTGAAGCGCAGAAGGGTCATTCAACGAAGGAAGGGTCAGCTCAGTTAATTGATTACCTTGTCGCTCAAAAAGGTAATATTCCGTGCCCACTTCATTACCTGCACCATCAAGGCCGATGTTACGACCGATACAGATAACAGACAGGCCACCGCCAAGGCGACCACCTTTTACAACATCAATCTCAAGCGAGTAAGAGCTAGCACCTGCAATCGGAGACAGGGAAGGGAAGTTCTCTGTATCCGTAGCGAATGCCTTACGCGACCCAATTCTACCGAACTTGTCGATCACTGCATTGTCTGCAATAATAGCAAAAGAGTAATCTTGGTTGATAGGGGAGTCCTCGGTGTTCAGGCCGTTAAAGCCTGCGTTAGCGAGGTTTACGTTTACTTGTGGTTGAGCCATTAGCTTTGATACCAAATGTTGTCAATCGGTGACAGGGCACCATCGAGAGCAATAGCGTCCTTTGTGTACTCCCGAGCAAGCTCCAGAATCTCCATAGCTGTCTGACCGCCTACCTCTCCACGTTCACGAGCTGAAAGTGCCAGAGCCTCGTATATAACAGGGAGGTGAGGCACTAGCAGAACGTCAGCATCTGCCTGAAGATCATCCTGAGTATGGAAACCGTAGACCTTAATCGTCTGACCGGCTTTAGGAGCAGGCCAGAACTTAACTTTTACATCAGCTCCCGGTGTTGCTCCTGTTACTGTCATGTACAGGGGTTGTCCGTTAGGTTGCGTACCTGAGCCGTGAGTCTTACGAGTCATATCCATTGTAGAGATAGTCTCGATAAAGTAACCCTTTGTGTCGTTACTCGTATAATCAATTATAGCGTAGTTATTAGAATCAGGGAGGGTGTATGTATCCACCCCCTCTGTCATCTCCAGTTCCCACTCTGTTCGATGGGCGTTCCAGCTCCAAGCATTATCAACCTTAGTCTTAGCATCGTTAACGAAGTCAGCTACGATCTTAGCCGCCTCGTCTTCGATGTTTACAACTGAGTCAATCTCGTCTTGTCGGAGCCTACGGAGTACGTTGTTAACGAGTTCCAAGTAGGTCATGCTTTAATACTCCTGATGTAATTAATGTGTGGTAGTAACGCCTTTTTCTTTGCCGGTGTAAGAGTCGTGTAAGGGAAGAGTTCACTCCATTCGCTTTCTGTTGGGGCTGAACCTCCACCTCCACCGCTAGGCAAGGAGGGCATATCAACACCACCGGGTACTTCAACATCTTCAGGTGGGGTGTCCCATGCAGGAGGTGAAACGTCAGGGTCTTCTGTCGTGTCCTCAAAAGGGTCATCAACCTCCTCAGGGGGAGTTACTACCTCTGGTTCTTCTTGAGGAATATCCTCGGGAGGGGTTACTACTTCAGGCTCTTCGTCTTCAACATCTTCTATCTCTTCAGGAGGAGTGCTTATTTCTGGCTCTTCCCTCTCTTCTTCAGGCTCTACGGAGCCGGGTACATCTACACCCTCTTGGCCTTCTGAGCCACCTCGACCTGTGTCTCCACCAATAACACCAGCTACTACTTCATAGACAATATCCATAGAGTCAGTAACAAAGTCAGGAAGGTTCAGGTCATAAGTAATCTCGTTTATAACGTCATCCATGTGACCTACTACGTCACCTGTTTCTATAGAAACTAGGTCGCCGCCATCTCCTACTCTAAGGTCATCAATCTTGTGAACGTCACCGTTAGAGAGTTCCCACTCGCCACTAAGGTCAATGGCATCTTGGATAGGCTCAAAGACATTCTCGTCTAGGAAACCACCGATTGACTCAGCTACATCATCAGGCATTATCTCGTTAAGTACTTCAGAGGTAGGCACACCATCGCCCATTACTTGGTGCTGTAGTATATTAGCTACGGTATTTGCGCCGATGTTGATAACACCGGCCTTGATCATATCTTCTACGTCACCGCCTGCTAGACCTGCTGCACCACCTGAGATGATACCTGAGCCGATTGTAGGAGAAACAGCACCTTTAGTTACGTCACTCAGGAACTGGCCACCAGTAGGTGCAAAGCTGGCTAGGAGGTTAGCGTAGTCAGCCCCGTGTAGCGTCTGTCCGTTTGCAGCCCTTGCTGCTGTTAGGAACAAAGTGCCGTAACCGGGTGCAAGTACGTTAGCTGCAATCTCTACCAGAGGGTTGTTAATAGCCTCTTGAAACAGGGACTGACCGGGAAGGTCTTCCTGATCGTAGAAGCCTCCTATATCTTGGTGAGTGTCAGCAAAGATAGAATAGCGATCTTCATCTGAATTGATACGGTCACTGTCGATGTTCCACTGATACTCGAACCTGTGGGAGTCACGACCCTCTACACCATAGTGACGCTCATAGCCGAACTCGTTACGCAGATCGTAGGAGTCATTCTTGTAGTCTTCGTAACTGTCGTAGTTGCCAGTCAGGTAGTCCAGATACATCAGGTCTTGGCGTTCATCCATAGACAGATGCTGAGTAAGCTCAGGGTTGTTCCTGTAGTAACTGTGCCAATTCTGGATGTTCTCTGGTGTCATCTCCGCTGGCTTACCGGGTAGGTAGACGCCATCCGGAGCCTCTGGACGATTACCTACGCCCATCTGTACATTCTGAGCACCCTTAGGTGTGTTGGGGTCGTTGAAATCAGTAGCTTCTTCGTAGCCTAAGTTCAAGACAGTTACTGAACCGTCTTCGTTTACGCCTACTGTCCTGCCTCTGTGGGCGTTCTCTCTGACCGCTGTAAAGCCGAAGGCCTCTGGGTTGCCGATCATAGCGGTCAGCATGGCATCAGGGTCACTGGCCCATAACTCTTCTAGTCCTGCATTGAAAGCCTGTTCTGCTTCTGAGCCGGGGGTTAGGTTACTGAACGGGCTAGTGTCTACTCCGTTAGTAGACGGTGTCTGGTCTACTCCGTTAGTAGGGTCTCGGGTCTCCTGTACAGGGTTCAGCATTCCTGTAGGGGTCTGTACCTGAGGAGCAGGCTGTACAACCCGGTCATTCTTGGGGTTAGACAGCATACCTTCCGCTTGCCTGTCGAGATAAGCCTGATTAGGGTTAACCCAGTTCTGAGTAGCGAAGTCGCCAGTCATATTGTAGTTCGGATTCTGGGAGTTAACCCAGTTAGCGAACATTTGCTTATCTTCCTGTGTAGGGTCACCTTCACCCAGCCATGAAATAGGTTGGGCATCGTAGCGCTGAGTGTCTGTATTCCAGACAGGAGAGGAGAAGCTGAAGCCGGGGTTACCGGCAGGAGAACCTGCGTTAAGAGCTGACTCGTTCATCTTCTTGATAACGTTAGCTGCGAACTTCTCAGGGTCATTGGCTTTAGCCCGGTCTAGCTGTTCCTGCGTGTAGGCCATTTTAATCTCCGTTGTCTGCTCCGTAGAAGTTACTAATGTATATTCTGCCGCTTGTTGGGATGCTCGCGTTAATGTTATCATCACGATACACCAACTCATCAAACGAGTATAGGTCGTTACCAAAGAAATCTTCTTGGAAATCGCCTCGGTTGTATTGGTACTTCGTTCCACCAATAGTCTTGGTGAAACCTGTAACGCCGGAACTGCTGAGATTGGCTATTACATTACCGTTCAGCTTTACTTCACCGTTTGTTCTATTCCAGTAACTGTCGGTTGGAGGATTACCTGTACTATAAATATCGTTTACATCTGAAATGATGGTGCGCTTAGTGGATGGGACATAAGCCCCACCTCGGTAGTACTCTGAGAGACTGGCAGGGTTAGAGCCACCGAAGTGACTCTGTATCTGAGCAAGAGAAAGAGTACCAGAGTTAGGTAGGTTAGCCATTACTTACCTCCTAGTTCTTTAACTGCCTCTACTAACAGGGCTATAACTGAATTATAGTTCACTGTCAGCGTGCCATCTACGTCTCGTACAGCCTCAGGGAGTACAGCTTGAATCTCCTGAGCGATAAGACCAGCTTGCTTCTCATCGTCCATGTCGTTACGGTTGTAGGTGCAACCGCTCAGTGCCTCTACCTTGCTTAGTGCGTCAGTGATAACCTCTATGTTATCCTTGAGCTTTATATCAGAGTAAGCGCTTATATTCCCAGTGGCTGTGAAACTACCAGCATCATCGAAAGTGAACCTAGTTGTAGAACCATCTCGGATATAGAAGTTGCCAATACCTGAGTTAAGGTCCATGTACATATGAGAACCGTTACAGAATAGCTCAGCATCATTACCTGTACCAAAAGAGCAGATGATGTTGTCATTGAACCGTAAAGTGCCTGAAGTCTTTACATCTGCTGCGTCACTTCTTAGGTAGCCAGAAGCAGGTATACCTCCTAGAGTAGAGTCGTCACCTGCACCTGTTACTGTAACATCAATACCTACGTCAGCAGAACCGTCAAGAGAGACAGAGCCTGTAGCGTCACCTGAAAGGGTAATTGTACGAGGTGTTGTCCACTTAGCAGCACTAGACGCCCCACCTATGATATCTCCAGTAACATTACCTGTTACATCTCCAGTGAGGTTACCAGTAACATCTCCAGTGACATTACCCGTTACGTCACCTGTTACGTTACCTGTCAAGTCCCCTGTTACATCGCCTGTAACGTTACCTGTAAGAGAGCCAGAAAACTGAGGAGCAGTAACCGTACCTGTAAAGGTAGGACTCTCGGAAGTTGCACATTCAGTGAATGCCGCCTTAATAGCTAAGAACTCAGTAGAGAAGTAAGTACCTCGGATTACCTTAGCTGGGTCATCAGTAGGTAGCGTGTCTTTAGCTGCGAAATTAGTCGTGATATTGTATGTAACAGACATAAGGGTTCCTATAGTTAATTCACTGTATTAGACTGCC